GCAGACCAGCGTGACATCCTTGCGATACTGGATAAGCATGACTTGGCTTCGGCGCAGCATTCAGGCAAAACCAATTTTCTCGCGTTCGTCAAGAAGGTCTGGCCTCAGTTTATCGAAGGCTACCACCATAAGATCATGGCAGAGGCGTTTGAGAGGGTAGCCAAGGGGGAACTCAAGCGGCTCATCATCAACATGCCGCCCCGGCACACCAAGAGCGAATTTGCCAGCCACCTGTTCCCGGCGTGGTTTTTAGGTCAGTACCCCGACAAGTATGTCATTCAGGCTTCCAACACCGCCGACCTCGCCGTGGATTTCGGGCGCAAGGTGCGGGATACGATAAGCGATGAGGCTTATCACGAAATATTTCCAAATGTTTCCATCCACCCGGATGCTGCGGCGGCTGGTAAGTGGAAGACAACCGCCAAGGGGGAATACTTCGCAATCGGCACCGGTGGTACTTTAACGGGCCGTGGTGGTGATTTGATCATTCTGGACGATCCTCACTCCGAACAAGAAGCCAAACAGGCGGAAACCAAGCCAGAAATCTACGATAGCGTCTTTGAATGGTATACCTCCGGGCCGAGACAACGTGTGCAACCGGGGGCGGCTATTGTGATCGTCATGACACGGTGGTCTAAGAGGGACTTGACGGGACGGGTGATAAAGGCGTCGATGGAGAAGGATGGTGATGCGTGGGAGGTCATCGAACTCCCCGCCATCTTACCCAGTGGTGTACCGATCTGGCCTGAATATTGGCCTGAGAAGGAAATCCTCGCCATCAAGGACGAATTGCCGATTCCGAAGTGGATGGCGCAATACCAACAGACACCCACTGCCGAAGAGGGTGCGTTGGTTAAACGGGAATGGTGGAAACGGTGGCCGCACAAGGCAACCCCTCCTGTCGAATTCATCATTCAATCATGGGATACGGCGTTCGAGAAGACGCAGCGGAGCGATTACAGTGCCTGTACAACGTGGGGGGTGTTTCAACGTGAGAGCGAGGCGACAGGTAATATGGTGCCGAATATCATCTTGCTGGATGCCTTTAGGAAGAGGATGGAGTTTCCTGAATTGAAACGGGTGGCCCTTGATTTATACCGTCAATGGCAACCGGAAGCGTTCGTGGTTGAAAAACGGGCTTCTGGAGCGCCTCTGATTTATGAATTGAGGGAAATGGGTATTCCAGTGGCGGAGTTTACACCATCTAGAGGTAACGATAAGATCGCTAGAGTAAATGCTGTTTCCGATTTATTTGCATCTGGTGTAGTGTGGGCCACGGAACACCGATGGGCCGAAGAGGTCATCGAAGAGTTTGCCGAGTTCCCGGCAGGGGAACACGACGATTATGTGGATAGCGGAACGCAAGCCTTACTTCGGTATCGGCAAGGTGGATTTATCCAGGCGCAGCTTGACGAGGAAGAGGATGACACCCAAGTGCTGCCTATCAAGAAATATGAATATTATTAGGGGGCGACATGGCGATTGATAAACGGTTGATCCCAGCAGAAGTCGATATTGAGGGCAGCAATGGTCTTGCGGTGGAGTTACCTCCTGAAGAAGAGTTCGATTTTGATTTGGTCGAGGAAGAAGAGAACGATGATGGCAGTGTCATTATAGACTTCGACCCCTCTGCGGCGGAAGATGGAGAAGGTGAGCATCTAGACAACCTTGTTGAACATATTGAAGATGGGGTCTTAAAAACTATCGCTACCGAACTTGTCCGAGCCTATGAGGACGATAAGTTGACCCGTGAACCGTGGGAAAAATCCTACATCCAAGGGCTGTCCCTTCTGGGTATGCAGATTGAGGATCGTACACAACCGTGGTCTGGTGCTTCAGGAGTTTTTCATCCAATCCTTACAGAAGCCGTGACCAAGTTTGTGGCTGACGCCATGATGGAAACATTTCCCGCTTCTGGGCCGGTGTTGACCAAGATAATCGGGAAGACCACCCCCGAGCGCATAAAACAAGCCAAGCGCGTCCAGAAGGACATGAACTACCAGTGTATAGAGGTTATGAAGGAGTACCGCGACGAACACGAACAGGCGCTTTTCCATTTAGGCGTTGGTGGGTCTGTTTTCAAAAAAGTTTACTTTGATCAACAACTAGGTCGTCAGACGGTCCCTTATATCATGGCAGACGACTTCGTCGTCGCCTATGGCACTACCAACCTTCAAACTTGTCCACGCGCCACCCACGTAATGAAGATGTGGCCGAATGATTTGAAGAAGAAGCAATACTCTGGCGAGTATGCTGATGTGGACATCCCCAAACCCAGTACCCAATACGACAAGGTTGATGAGAAAGAAGACAAGGTGGCAGGGGCCGCACCGTCCGCAGAAAAAGATGATCGACACACAATGTTGGAAATACACGTTGATTATGATCTGCCGGGGTTTGAAGATGTGGATGATGATAACGACCCAACTGAAATCGCGATTCCTTACATTTTCACCATCGAAAAAGACAGCCAGACGATTGTTTCCATTTACCGGAACTGGAGAGAGGACGACGAGAAAAAACTCAAGCGCGATTTCTTCATCCAGTATAAATATCTTCCGGGGTTAGGATTTTATGGTATGGGGTTGGTGCATCTTCTGGGTGGCATTGCTAAGTCTGCCACGTCTATTTTACGCCAATTGATTGACGCCGGGACGCTGTCTAATTTACCAGCCGGATTAAAGTCGCGTGGCCTTCGTATCAAGGGAGACAACAGCCCCTTAAGACCCGGTGAGTTTCGAGATGTTGATGTCCCCGGTGGTGCTATTAAGGATAACATTACATTCATTCCGTATAAGGAACCTTCCGCAGTCTTGTATCAGTTGCTTGGAACAGTCGTGGAGGAAGGACGAAATATCGCCAGCATTGCTGACCTGAAGATATCCGAAATGGATAACCAAGCACCGGTGGGGACAACACTGGCGATTATAGAGCGCGGCATGAAGGTCATGTCCAGTGTCCACGCCCGAATTCATGCGTCCATGCGTCAAGAGTTCAAGTTGATTGCTGAATTGGTGAGGGATTTTCAACCAGCAGAGTATGAATATGACGTTGAGGATGAGGCCACTCGCGCTCAAGATTACGATGAGCGTATTGATGTACTTCCGATATCCAATCCCAACGCATCGACAATGGCGCAGCGCATCATGCAGAACCAAGCAATTCTCCAGTTGCAGCAGATGGCCCCTGAAGTCTACGACAAGAAACTACTTCATCGGCAGATGATTGAAGCGATGGGTATAGATAACGCCGACAAGATTATTCCTCTGGATGAAGATCGAAAACCGATGGACCCGGTAGCGGAAAACATGGCGATTATCACGGGCAAGCCCATCAAGGCGTTTATCCATCAGGACCATGAAAGTCATATCAGGGTTCATCTGGCCGCAGCCGAAGACCCCAAAATTCAATCAATTATCAGGCGATCTCCCGTAGCTAAAGCAATCGAGGCGGCGGCGGCGGCACATGTGCAGGAACACGTTGCGTTCCAGTACCGCCGGGAAATTGAGAAACAGCTTGGCGTACCGATGCCAGACTATGACAAACCGTTGCCAGCGGAAGCAGAGGTCATGTTGTCTAAATTGACTGCGGATGCCGCTGAAAAGGTTCTCAAGAAGGATATTGCTGAAGCACAGGCTCAAAGGATCGCTGAACAGCAACAGGACCCGGTTCTGCAAATCCAGAAGTTGGACGCCCAGACCAAGGCCAAAGAAGTGGAACGCAAAGGTCTTGCGGATCGTCTTCGCGCCTTCTTGGGTATGGAACAGATTAAGTCCAAAGAGCAGATGTTCCTTGTCGATACCCAGAAAGACATGGTAGACAAGAAGACGAGCATGGAGCGCAGCAAGATTGATATCCTCATGGAAATTCAACGGCTGCTCACCGAAGAAGAACGTGTCAAGTCGCAGGAGATGCAAACGGGAGCGCGTATCGGGGCCGATGTTGCAATGTCTGCGGAAGACGACAAGATCGAATACGAACGCATTGCTTCGCAGGAACGGATAGCCGAAGGGCGGGGAGATACAGACCTTCAGAGGGCGGGTATTCAGTCTGCGACTTCATTACATCAGACTGATGAACAAGCAAAAACGGCTCGTATGCAAACGGCAACTACTCTCGCCGGTAAGTTTATGGACGTACTCCAATCTAGGACACAACAAGGGCAGAGTGGCAACAAGAATGAAGAAAATGGTTGATGACAGGGGTAATGATAAGTAATATTTTAGCGACTTTCCAAGAACGCCTTCGTCGGGAGATGAATGATGTGGCTGATTATATAGCGACAGGTGGATGCTTATCAGTTGGGAGCGCGGCTGACGTTGGAATGGAATATGCCAAGCAGTCTGGCAAGGTCGAAGGTTTGGCAATAGCGGAAAGACTTCTTTTAGATATTGCAGAAGAGTCAGAAAAAGCAGAAGAACAGGATACATGAACCAAGTAACAACTAAAATCGAAGAAATTAAGCGGCCCGAATTAACTGGGTTCGATATGCAGAAAGCTACTCAACTTCCAGAGCCGAGAGGGTGGCGAATTCTTATTACCATCCCGGAGGTTGAGGAAACGACTGTCGGCGGCATCATCAAAGCGGACATCACCAAACATATCGAACAAACTTCGACGGTTATCGGGCTGGTTCTAAAAATGGGTGATTCATGTTATAAGGACGCCGACAGGTTCGGTGAAGATGCGGAGCCGTGGTGCAAGGAGGGAGATTTTGTTTTGACCGGGGCGTATAAGGGGGTTCGTTTCAACATTTACGGCAAAGAGTTCCGTATCATCAATGATGACACGGTTCAGGCTGTCGTTGAGGACCCGCGAGGTTATTCAAGAGCGTGATGGCTAAAGCCGTAAAACAAGAATTTGAAGAACCCCAAGCCATGCCAGAACCTAACGACGATGACGATGAACTGGAAATAGAGGTTCTTGACGACACTCCTGAAGAGGATCGCCAGATGGCGCGTCCCGCCGCTGACCGGGTGGACCCGGACAGTGAGGAGTTTGAGGAGGAAATCAAGAATTACTCCACCGCCGCACAACAGCGCATTAAAGCCCTCAAATACGAATACCATGAAGAAAGACGCGCCAAGGAGGGCGCACTCCGCCAAAGTGAAGAAGCGGTTAAATATGCTGAACGGGTAGTTGGTGACAATTCTGCGCTCAAACAGGGCCTCGATAATTCCAATGCTGTGTTGATTGAGCAATATGGTGCGCGGAGTGATGCTGAACTGGAAGCAGCCAGACAAAAGTTCAAGGAGGCTTATGATGGTGGAGAGACGGATGAACTTTTAGCAGCGCAAGAAGACCTTTCCCGTCTCCACGCAGAACGTGTTAAGGCGCTGGCGGATGCTGAAGCCTTCCAGCGTGGCCGTCAACAGCAACAACAGTTTCAACAACCACAGGCGCAACCAACGCAAGATACAGGTACTCCTGATGTTCGTGCGATGGAGTGGTTGAAGTTAAATCCTTGGTATCAGGAAGCGGGTAGAGAAGATATGACTGGTTACGCAGTCGGACTTCATCAAAAATTAATACAACAAGGCTTTGATCCCCGTCTTCATGAAGAATATTACATCAAGATTGATGAGGGAATGCGTACCGTATTCCCTGATTATAAATTTTCCAGTGGGCAAAAAGGTGGTAACGGGGCATCGACCCCCGCTGTGACCTCTGGAAAGAGACTACCCCCTGTGGGTGGGCCGTCACGGGGCGGTAAACCCCCGCGCAAAGTGCAGCTAACCACCACCCAAGTCTCTCTCGCAAAGCGCCTTGGGTTGACCAACAAGCAGTATGCCGCTCAAGTTGCAAAGGAACAGTTGAATGGCTAAAGCAAAGCGCACCGCTCCAAAAGAGCGAGACACCGAGACACGCGAAACCGAAGATCGGGAGACACACTATCGTCCCCCGTCGAATCTTCCAAACCCCACGCCTCAAGACGGCTATGTGTTCCGCTGGATCAGGACCTCTATGTTTGGAGAAACTGACAATCGGAACGTGTCCATGAGGTATCGCGAGGGCTGGGAGCCTTGTCTTGCGGAAGATCACCCAGAATTGATGATCATGTCCGACGCCGAGACGGAGTTTGAAAATAACATCGTTATCGGTGGCCTGATGTTGTGCAAATGCTCTGAAGAATTGATGCAGCAGCGCGACGAATACTATAGTGGCAAGGCCAAGGATCAACAGGCAAGCGTGGATCAAAATTACATGCGCGAGAACGATCCGAGGATGCCCCTCCTTGAGACGGAGCGTCATTCGGAGACTACGTTCGGCGTTGGTCGGGGTCGTAAATGACCCCTTAATTTTTGCGAAAGGAATAGTAAGATGGCTGCAACTGCCGCTCCTTACGGGTTTGTTCCGGTAAATCGTATGAGTGGTTATGAAGGTGGGTCCTTCAGGCAACTCAAGATGACGAATTCATACGGCACTTCCATGTTTTTTGGGGATGTCGCGGAACTCGTCGCCGCCGGTACAATTGAACTCGACACCGCCGCAACCTCGACACGTCCCATTGGGATTTTCCAAGGTTGCAACTTCACCGACCCGAACCTGAACTACAAGGTGTTCTCCCAGATGTGGACCGCTTCCACGTCGGCGACGGATATCTTGGCCCATGTCGCTGACGATCCGCGACAGGTCTTTCAGGCGCAATCTGATGGCACTCACGCCCAGACCACTCTTGGTCTGAACAGTCAGATCATCACCTACGCCG